CATTAAATCATTCTCCTACTATCACGCCATACTTGACTTGCACTTGCTTTTCTAAACTGTGCGACTGGCATGAAAATAGATGGCGCATAATCATCTTCTTCCAGTTCTAAAAATCCACTAACAAATTGTCTTTTTAAATAATGTTTTAGTGTTGGTTTAATTTCTCTGATATTTTTTAGTTTACGATAATCACCTCTAAATCCTCTTTTGTCAAGTGTCTCTAATAATCTCATTCGTAAAGGTATTGGAAGATAATGAAAATTAATTCCTAGAAATCCTCCGGGCGCTGACTGTATAGGCATGACAAGAGGAAATGTATCGTAATAAGGTAATACTGCTTTGAGTTTAGGATCATAACGAAAGAAATGCAACTTATTAAAAGTAGGTGCATTTTTTAATTTACCTGAACGCATTAAACGAGCTGCAGATATTCTATTTGATAAGTCTGCTACTTTCTTCTTGTACCAATTGATAGATAAATCTCTATCGCCTGCTGCGTTTCTAATTGTATCAAATACTGATGCCATGATAACTATTTATCTAAATAATTAGAATGAGAAAAAGAATAAAACGAATATCAAGTAGAATACTAGTTCAAGGAAAGTATCGTCCAAAGAATCCAAGTAAGTATAAAGGCGACCCTACAAACATTATCTATCGCAGTTCTTGGGAACTAACAGTATTCAAATATCTAGATAACAATCCTTCTATATTGAAATGGGCAAGTGAAGAAGTGTTTATACCCTATCGACATCCACTGACAAATAGAATAAGTCGATATTTTCCTGACTGTTGGTTGCGTTACAAAAACAACAAAGGAGAGATTGTTGAAACAATTTGGGAAATCAAACCCAAGAAACAGACTGTTCCTCCAACTGTTCCTAAACGAAAAACGAAATCATGGAAGTATAACGCAGAGCAATATGTAATCAATGACGCAAAATGGAAAGCATGTAGAAAGTATTGCGACAGAAAGGGTTACAGTTTTCAAATCATCACAGAGGATATACTTAAACATTGGTCAACAATCCCTTCGTTATAAGACATAAATAGTCATATGGCCAGTCTTGCAGAAAAACTAAAACAACAATTATTTGGAGTTTCTAAACCTAGTGTAATGAGTAGTGCTCCTATTCGTGATTCACGAAGTTACGGATTCTCTAATTCAGATCCTTTTGCTGATACAGAGAACAACAAATACGCTTATGGAACACTACGATATCCTGATAATCTAGGAGAGTATGAGTTCGGGCATTATCTTTTATTTCACATCTTTCAAGTATCACAAAGTAAGTATTCAGGTCCGCAGAAAGAAACAGAAACAAGAACAATCGCTGCAGGTACCCCTTTTCAAAGAAAAGAGACTATAACAAAAAATTTCAATAAAGCAGAACATAACTTATATTCAAAAAAGATTGCATATCAAGATTCAGGAGATATTAATGATGTTATACGAGATACACAATCAGACGAGGGCGGTTCTGTTTCTAGAGCATTAAAATCTGCAGGTCGTTTGAAAAGATCATCAGATACAATTGCTTTGTATCTTCCTCCAAGTATTAAACAAAGTGTGAATGTAGGATATAAGAAAAGTGAAACAGGATTAGCAGGAGTATTAGGAGCTGATCTTGCAGGTGCGTCTAATGTAGAAGACTTTCTTGCAAAATTAGGATCTGAAAGCACATTTAACACATTACGATCAGCATTAATTGATACAATAGGATTGAAGTTTGCAGCTGGGGTTGCAGATTTAGTAACAGGAGGAGATTTAGAAGGGGTTGCAAGAAAAGCTACGCAACGAGCATTGAATCCTGCGTTAGAGGCAATTTTTCAAAGTGTTGACCTGCGTACATTTGCGTTTAACTTTCGATTCACTCCAAGAAATGAAAAAGAATTAAGAAATGCTCATGCGATCATTAAGTTATTTAAGTTTCATATGTTACCTGAAAGAGTTCAAGGAGAGAAAGTAGGAAGACATCTTATCTTTCCAAGTGAGTTTGATATACAATATATGTTTCAAGGTACAGAAAATCAATGGTATCCATTTGTCAAATCATGCGTATTAGAAAGTATGAATGTTGAGTATGGCCCAGGAGGAGAAAGTCAACACTTTCGACCTATTGAAGTAGGAGGCGGAGAAGCACCTCCTCCAACAGAAATCAATCTATCATTGAACTTTGTTGAAACAGAAATCATTACAAAAGAAAGCGTTGTAGAAGGTTACTAATGAGTTACTTTGAGAAGTTTCCACTCTATCAATATGACATATCTGATACTCAGAATAGAAAACTGATTACAGACATATTGAGACGAGTAAACATGAAAGCGAATGTCAAAGCGAATACGCTGATCTTTGATCAATACAATGTCAAAGACGGAGAGCAACCTGATATAGTCGCAGACAAGTATTACGGAGATTCAACATATCATTGGATTATCATTACAATCAACAATATAACTTCTCGTTATGATTGGCCTCTAGATCAAGTTGCGTTATCAGAATATGTTAACAACAAGTATGAGAATCCCGATGGTATTCATCATTACGAGATCAACGCATCATCAGGCGATACAACAACAAAACTAACAGTATCTAGTGATACAGACGGCGCATTACCTGTGACAAATTATGAATATGAACAGACAGAGAACGACAACAAACGCAGAATACGACTATTAGATCGTACTTATGTGCGACAGTTTGTCTCCGAGTTTGAAAAACTGATAGAAAGATAGAATTATGACACTCAATCAAATGCAGTTTGCAGGAGATTATCAATTAGAGAATATTCTTGTTCACGCATCTAGCACCAAAGGTAAGTTAGATATACGAAATTTGATGTTAGAATTGAACATCTATGAGAGTATTTACACACCCAATATCTCTGGCGCTTTGACAATTGCAGATACAACAAATCATCTACAAAATGTTCCGTTTAAAGGACAAGAAGAATTAGAGTTTCGATTTGGCGTCAAAGACAATGAATTACTTGATTTTACAAAGAATCGCATGAGAATAACAAAAGTCTCGAATATGGTTCGCACAGAAGAGCGACAACAAGTCTATACATTAAACTTTACAACACGAGAGATGGTGAACAATCTACGCATGACACTCAATCGTGCATACAACGGAACAGCTGATATCATCATTGCTTCTCTACTCAAAAACGATTTAAAGACAAGAAAACCTTTTAACGCAGAACAGACAACGCATAGTATGAAAGTATTAGGCAATCGCATGAATCCTTTCACATTCTGCAACATGGTCTCACAAAGAAGTTCATCACAATTACATGCAGACGATAATCTTTTGTTTTACGAGAATCATCGAGGATATCATTTAAACTCTTTGTCTTTTCTTGCATCTCAACCCACTCACGAAGAATACTTTACAATGGACGCAGACTATCGAGATGTAGAAAGAGATATGCACAAGATATTAGAATATAAACTGATGAAGAATCAAGATGTTTTAGCACACATCGCTAGTGGACTATTAGGCGCTCAATCATACACATATAATTTAAACACAAAGTCGTATAACAAGATCACACAGACATACTTCGATAAGTTTAATCGCACAGAACATACAAGCGACAAACCTTTTCCGATTTATACGAGAGATCCCGAGTCCGCCGATAATAAGACTATCGACAGTTTTTCCTCTTCCGTCATTCGTACTCACACAACACAGAGTTATCTTCACACACAATCCGCTACTGACGAGACTGACTATAACAATGCAAGTAGTCGCACACTCTCACGACATTTCAGTAAACTATCCTATGACGCTCTTTCTGTTAAATGTACAGTACCAGGGAACTCTACACTCGCTGCAGGAGACATTGTATCATTGAAACTTCCTAGTTTAGAGCCAGTCAACAAACAATCAGATCGTACAAATGATGTGTATATGAGTGGACGATATATATTGACGAACATAGTACACACACTATCGCCGCAAGGATATACGACTACATTTGATGCAGTTAAAGATAGTGTGGAAGTGCCTTATATTAGTTCAACAACGCCCTTATTAGAGGATGTACAACAATAAACATGGACGAGAATAAGTTAAAATTAACAGAGTTGCGACCACTTAAAACTCTTAGTTTATATGACCTTTTAGCGATGAAAAGAAGACGAGAAAGAGAATTGATAGAGAAAATGGCAAAAGACGCAAAAGATCAAAAGAATAGTAAGCGTAGTTCTTTAAAACAGACGGCCCAAGAGCTGAAAAAGAAGCAGTAACATGAAAAATTATTACGGAGTAGTCGAGAGCAGAGAGGATCCCAAGCAGTTAGGTCGTGTTCGTGTCCGTGTATTGGGTATCCACACAGAGGACAAAGTTCTACTCCCTACATCTGATCTTCCATGGGCCACAGTATTAACACAGAACGGAGCAAACAGCGGCCTGGGCAGTTCTCCTAGTTTCTATGTAGAGGGCACATGGGTGCTAGTAGGCTTCTTTGATAGTGATATGCAGGAGCCTTATGTCATAGGAGGCATTAGTGGTATCCCAAGTGAAGCAGTTAATACATCTTTAGGATTTAATGACCCTAACGGAGTTTATCCTGTTGCAGTTAATGTATCTGATGTACATGAGAACGCAAGAGGCAGTCTAACGGCCGCCGGCCCAGTTGCTCGTGATAGTATTCGTAAGACTAGTATCCCAAGTGCAGACTTTGATGGGTTTACTATTCCTACAGTATTATTCAATCTAGCAGTAGATAACAGTAATGGCAGTACCTTTGATGAGCCGTTAGTCGTAGAAGGCACTTATAATCCTACTTACCCGAAGAACCATGTGTATAATACGGAGAAAGGCCACTTGTTTGAGTTTGACGATACGGAAGGCTATAGCCGTATAGCTCTTACTCATAGTGCTGGTTCTTATTTTGAATATAGTAACGATGGTACGCTTGTCTCTCATGTTGTTTCTAGAATGTTTGAGATTGTTTCGTCTGATAAGTCTTCTCTCATAGAAGGTGATGTGATTGAAACGATTGATGGTTCTCTGAAATTAAAGATTAATAAACTAGATGAATCTGGTAATAACTATGATATTGAAATCGGGTCTGGTGCGAATATGAATATCATGATTCGTTCTGGTTCGTTGAATATGAATGTGAATGGTAATGTAAATCTATTAAGTAATGATGATGTGAATATCTCTTGTGATAACTTTAGGGTTGATGCTTCGAATAAAGTAACGATCTCATCTGGTGATAAGATGTTATTAGATAGTTCTGGTGAGAATGATATTAATGGTACCCCTATTAATCTAAACTAGAGGGGCGTCAAAACTGAGCGACCTTTGGTAATCTATAAATGCAATAGACACTGATGAAATTAATACTGATACTATTAGCAGTTCTTTTCTATCCAATCTACGCATTATCTCGTATTCGTATTCCGTTAATAATAGTGGTAATGGGAATTATTCTATATTCAGTTTTCTTTTCATGAAGGGCCATTCTTTTTTGGACCCCCCGTCAAAACTGAGCGGCTTTGTTTGAGTATCTTTTGACAAGTTTAATTCTAATTGTTTGGGAGCGCATTTTCCACAGCATTCTGGTGTGCCACACTTATCGTGAACGATTGTCTCGGTGCCACCAGAGGCAGATATGTATGATAGTTTCTCTCTCATGATACTCTATATAGTAGTATAGAAATTATTTATTTTTATTTACATTTACAGGAGTTAACTCGTCTATATACATATGCCCTATGCCCATAAAGTGCTAAGTGCGAAACACATCGCCTTTCCCGAATATCACAAAGTCTATCACATCACACAACTCGGCAACTTCATAGATTACGATTCGAGACAAATGACTTCGAGTGCAAAGTTTCGTTTAGAATGTCTGTGTAAAGAACTCGACATACACGGCATGATGCATCCTATCATTGTATCGTATAATGCATACAATGTCTCAGTCGGTCATCAACGAGTATGGTATGCTAAACAAAAAGGATATACACACATAGACTGTTATCACATTGTCGATCAGGCATCATGGGAGAAAGTTTATTCATACACACAATCAAATGACTATTGGGAAAAATATTCTTAGAGCACAACGCATTACTTTTCCAGAGTATCATGCAGAGTTACCTCTTGCTGATCTGACATACAAGTGGGATAATGTGCCAGTGCATGAGTGGACAGACTATGCGAATAAGTGGGGTATACCCTATCAAGAATTATTTGCGAATATGGAAAAACAAGGGTTGTTATATCCTGTGATGGTTCGTGATTTAAAAGCGAACGGTATCTATCGGAAATATCAATGTGGGGGTCGAAGAATCATATGGGCGAAAAGAAACGGATATACTCATATTAGTGCCTATATTATACCAGATTG